GACTAAAAAAGACGATAACTGGATTCAAAAAGCTACCAAGAATATGCGTAAGGACAAACCTTGCACAGGCGATAAATTTGGTGGACCCACTTGTCCTAAAGGAAGTAGACGATACAACCTAGCTAAAACATTTAAAAAAATGAATAAAGCAGGGGGTGGTCCGGTTAAAGCTAAAGATAGTAAATTTATTAATAAACCATCTAAATGGGATAAGTCTCTTAAAAATATAAGAAAAACTTATACGTTGGCAAACGAATTAAAAGTAGAGGATAAACTTACTGCAGCAGATCTAGAGAACGCACGTAAAATAATTAAATCAGGAAGAATGCCTCCACACCACAGTAGAAACAAAGGCGGTCCGGTTAAAGCAGTACTAGGTTTATATGCTATGAGTAAAATGAGTGATAAAAAGAAAGACAAAGTTAAATCTCATTTTAAAAAAAGAGCTTCTCTTCTTTCTCCTGTGGCGTCACAATTTTTTAATAAAGGCGGTCCGATTAAAGCTCAAGATAGTAAATTTATAACGAAAAAAAAGTGGTGGCAAAATCCTAAAAAATTAAAAGATTTAACAACTAAATTAAAAGCAGATTTACAATTTATTTCAGATGCAAAAGCAGGCAAGGTATCTCCATCTTTAATGGAAAAAGCTAAAACGAAAGTATTAAAGAAAAGTTCTGCGGACCAAGGATCAGGGTATGCAGATGAAATTAGAAAAATAATTAAACAAAAACCATCTATAGTTGGAGACGAAGCCAAAGGTGGACAAGGTTTTACTCCAGGATGGAAACCTCAGCTATCGGTTAGAACAGCTAAGAAAGGAAGTTTGTTAACCACAGACTTAAAAGGTTATGATGTTAAAAAAGTAAGTTCAAAGACTAGCAAAAAACTTTTTGAATTATTTAAACACCGTGACAAAGGTGGCTGGAAAGAAGCAACAGGTTATAAAAAACATTTAAAAGCTTTGAAGAAAATGCAAAAAACTCCACTATCAGGAATGTCTACAACACTTCCACCTAAAACAGCAAGATTATTAACTAACTTGAAATTTGCTTATAAACAAACACCTAAAGCTCAAGCTTTATCTGTTTTGAAAAACGTAGGCAAAAGAACAGGAATTGGCAAAGCGGTTTTAGCTGCTACAGCGGTGGCAGGAGCTTATGAAGCAGGAAAGCGTAATTTATTTAAACTTAAAGATAAAAAGAGAGTACAAAAGAAATCAACAGGCGGAGAAATCATTATCGGCAGAGGAGTCGATTTGGATTTATTATAATGCATTATGGCGACATCAGGTTCAACATCATTCGATCTCGATATAGACGAGATAATTCAAGAGGGCTATGAACGTTGTGGCCTAAACACCAATAGCGGTTATGATCTTAAAACTGCTAGAAGAAGTCTAAATATTTTATTTTCAGAATGGGGTAACAGAGGAGTCCACTTATGGAAAGTGGTTCTGAATTCCGTAGCAATGGTTAATGGAACTACAGACTATACAGCTCCAGCTAATTGCAGTGTGATTCTAGAAGCGTATATCTCTTCTACGGCTGCTCTGGCTTCAGACACCCAGGATGTGGCTTTAACAAAAGTTTCACGATCCGAATATGCGTCCATCCCTAACAAGGGATCTGTCGGACAACCTTCACAATATTATGTCAGTAGGGTTCAACCTCCTATTGTCAGTTTATATCAAACACCCAATGCGAGTACCTATACTCATTTAAAATATTACTACGTTAAAAAATTGGAAGATGCGACAGCTTATTCAGGTCAGCAAGCGGATGTAGTTTATAGATTTCAACCGGCGATGTGTGCAGGACTGGCTTATTATTTAGCACAAAAGAAAACTCCTGAAAAAGTAGAAATGCTAAAAATTATTTACGAAGACGAAATGTCCAGAGCCTTGGTAGAAGACGGCCAACGAACTTCGGTTTACATCACTCCTAAAGATTACTTTCCAGCGGGGATCTAATGGCTAAATTTGCAAGTGGAAAACATGCTTTAGCTATATCGGATAGATCCGGAATGCAGTTTCCGTATCCAGAAATGGTTTTTGAATGGACGGGAGCTTTTGTTCACATTAGTGAATGGGAAGCTAAACAACCTCAAATAAATCCTAAATTAGTCAGCGCCGATCCTGTTGCAATAAGAAACCCAAGACCTTTGCATCGAAGCGGAATTCTAGTACAATTAGATCCAGCAGCTTGGTTTAATATTAANGGAAATATAAATCCAATTCCAAGTGAAGCAGCTAGTGGTTCGGGAAGCATGCAACCTCCTCAAACTGCTAATGAAGCAAATGAGAAAAGGCAAGCTAGAATAACGCTTGCAAATGTAACGGTGAGTATCACATGACGTATGCAGAGCTTATAACAAAATTAAGAGACTACACTGAAGTAGGTAGCAGTGTTTTAACTTCTACAATCTTGGACGGTATTATCAGGGATGTAGAATTTAAAATCTTTAGGGAAGTNGATGCAGATTATTCTAGAAAATATGAAACTTCTTTATCTACTGGAACGAATCGTTATCTTTTANTNCCAACCGACTGNTATATCATNCGATCTTTACAATTAACNANTAAAACAGGGGATGCTTCTTTTGAAAGAGCAATGCTGGAAAAAAGAGATACCAGNTTTATAAGTGAATTTTATCCTTCAACCAGTGCTTCAGNNACTCCTAAATATTATGCNANNTGGGATCCAAATAACATAGTTATGGCTCCTACTCCAGATGTGGTTTATGGGGTTCAATTGAATTATATCTTTACTCCAGAAGCTTTAACCTCTTCTAATACAACCACGACCCTTTCAACCAAGGATCCGGATTTATTACTTTATGGAGGTCTAGTCAATTGTTATGGCTATTTAAAAGGGCCTATGGATATGTACAAGCTGTATGAAGCAAAGTATAATGAAGCTATACAAACTTACGCGCTTCAACAAATGGGTAGAAGACGTAGAGATGATTACGATTTTGGAGTGCCACGAATTAAAGTGCCTTCTCCATCACCGTAAAAAATTTATTAAGGAGAATAATAATGGCAATAGCACAAGCAATATGTACAGCATTTAAAAAACAACTTCTTGATGCGGACGCAAATTTTGCGACGGGTCAAGATAANTTTAAACTTGCTTTATATNTAAGTACGGCAAATTTAAGTGCTTCAGCGACAGCGTATACCGCTACTGGAGAATCAACTGATACTGGCAGTGGAGACTATACTGCAGGCGGCAAAGCATTAACAGGACAACAAACTTCGGTCGCTACACTAACGGCTATTGTAGATTTTGCAAATCTTTCGTTTACGGGTGTAACCCTAACGGCAAGAGGCGCATTAATCTATAATACTTCATCAACAGTCACTAACGCAGCAGTTGCTGTCTTGGACTTTGGTGGAGATAAAACTGCCACAGCAGGAACGTTTACAATACAATTTCCAGCATTTACAACATCTGCAGCGATTCTAAGAATAGCTTAGGAGGTTTTAAATGGCGGCAGCACCATCAGGTTGGGGCTCTAACGCATGGGGCGAACAATTCTGGGAAGATAACGGTCTTGTTATTAATTATGGTGCATGGGGTTCATTAGTCGAAGGCTTCGGTGACGGAGTTTGGGGTAATGGAGTTCAACTTTCTACTTTATCCACAAGTGCGGGAACGGCTATTGCATCTATTTCTATAGAGGCGGCAGTTAGTGGACAAGCTTTAACAATATCTATTGGAACTGAAACAGTTAGCGCAGATGCTAATGTTACTCTTACTGGACAATATGTAACCGGTTATTTAGGAAATGAAACAGTTCTTCCTAGTATTGATGTAGTTGTTACTGGCCAAGCATTAACAGGTTCTATCGGAACTGAAACAGTTACCGCTGACGCTAATATTACTCTGACTGGTAGTTATGCTACCATGACTACAGGTACTGTACTCGCTGGTGCAAACGCTGAAGTAGAACCAACAGGAATAGCTCTTACAACATCTATCGGAACAGAAACCGTTGTTGGAGACGCTAATATTACTCTTACAGGAATAGCTTTAACCAGCTCTCTAGGAAATGAAACTGCGGTTCCTGGTGTTGAAGTGCCAGTCACAGGACAAAGTTTAACAGGCTATTTAGGTAATGAATCTACAGTAGCTGATGCCAATGTAACTCCTACTGGAATAGCTTTAGCNGGCTCTTTAGGAACGGTTGATGCAGTATNCAGTNGNNGANNTTACAGGTCAAGCATTAGCAGGCTCTGTTGGAACTGTGGATGTAGATGATGTAGTTGTAGGATTAACAGGTCAAGGCATGACAGCGACCCTACAAAATGTTAAGATAGGTGCATGGTCGCCAGTGGTTCCTGGAGTAGGGAATACTTGGACAGAGATTGATCCAGGAGTAACTAATACATGGGCGGAAGTTGACACCGCGGCTTAACGAATTTATAATGAATAGGAGATAAATTATGCCATCAAGTTATACAGGATTAGGGACCGAATTAATGGTGACTGGAGAAAAATCCGGTCA